TACCTTTTTCGCGAAGTACGCGCCCGTCATAACGTCGGGGTTGGTGAACACTTCCGCAACCAGCGCATTCCAACGGTACGCAATCTCGCCTTTGCGATTGCAGATGGTGAAGCCCACATCATACACGGGGCCGCTCAGATCACAGGTTTCCGTGTCGAGTACCATAATCACTTTTTGTTTGCTATCCATTGTAGATTCCTTAGTTGCTGAACGCATATTGTAACACAACATCGAAGGCAGTATTTAGCGCCGCTTCGATACCTTCGCCCATGTCAAGCCACCACAGATCCTGTGATGTGGCCACACCTTGCAGGTCATACGCTGCGCTGCCATTCGCCCACCACCATTTCGGGTGACGAGTGAAGGCAACATCTGATACGCCATCCAGCGCCGTGAAGGTCTGGCATGTATTGATACAGATCACCGGCTTGCCTAGCGCGATGGCATGGCCTGCCTCTACCAGTACGCCGCGTTGCTGCTCGTCGAAGCGTCCGCAATAGACGATCATCGCGTCCGCCGATTGGATGTCCTCCAAGCAATGCTGCCACAGTTCACCCTTGCGATTCTGGACAATATCGGAATCGTCCGCGTAATCGATCCAGCGACTAGTGACATGCACCAATCCTTCCAGCTCGAGATCTGCGCGATGCTCGCGCCATGCCGGAGCGTGCCATACCTTTGATGCAACGTATACATTCATGCTTAATCGTCCCAGTGTGAGATGTGCTCACGTGCGACGTAAATCGCAAGCGCAAGTATTCCTGTTGCCGCTACACCGTACAAGGTGTAGAGAATGAGTGCCGCCATGTGGTCCCGCTCCGTCGTTGTCAATGGGTAGGATTATACAGCATCCGGCCAATCCGTCTAGTGAAACATTTTCATGTTGTTTGGGATCATCATGAATTTCATTCATGATCGCCTGGCCGCCCTGGTGAAGTTGTAAATGAGAATCATTCGCATTTGGCGACGCTGGCGGTCCACCGCCAGGTGGGGGCGGTTATTTGACTTGACAGGCCGCCTGGCGGCCGGGCCACTCTTCACGTACGACTTTAGAAATTTCACAAATCCAAAAAAAGCGCTTAAACACCTTCAAATAGATAGCATAGAAAAAAAGTACTTGACTTTTACGAACTTCTTAGATATAATTGAAAACTAGTGAAGAAAAAATGAAGGGACTCTCACTGGGAGAGTTCTCCAATCTTCATTAATAAGGGAGAAACGTATGAAAAAAGTACTACTTATGCTGGCTCTTCTTGGCCTGCCTCTTTCTGCAGTCGCAGAAATTTCAGGTTCGATCGGAGCTGTAAGTAATTATGTATGGCGAGGAACTACTCAGTCGGATAAGTCTCCTGCAATTCAGGGATCTGTCACCGCTTCAGTAAATGGCCTGTACGCTACAGCCTGGGCAAGTCAAGTAGATTTTGGGAATGACACTTCCACGGAAGTAGATTACCAAGTCGGCTACACATTTGGCGACACCACAGGTATTGACGTGGGCGTTCTTGCTTATACTTATATAGGTGACGAAACTGACTTTGCGGATGACGTAAAAGAGGCTTATATCAGCGCTTTTGCAGGTCCGTTTTTCGTAACTGCCTATCGTGAAGTATTGGTGGAAGACGATGAAACCGCTTCCAACTTTTTCGAAGGCGGAATGGATGTCAGTAAGTACCTTCCAATAGACGCATCCGTTTTGGCAATTATGGATGACGACAACGAAGTAGGATATGGAGCTTCACTTGGCAAAACCTGGGACAATGGTTTTCAAGTAAAGTATACTTACCATTCTATAGACGAAGCAGAGCATTCTTTCGGATTGTTCTATAACTTCTAGTACTAAAACGGGGGCTGCATAAGCCCCTTTTTTATTTCACCTTACAAAAATTGTTCTTGACATCTTACCTTCTATCGTCTATAATCTTCCAATGGCTAAAGAATTAACTGTAATTTCCCCGGAGGGCATGGAGGTCGCGAACTCTTATTTACAGTTCGGGAATATTCGTGCTGTCGTGGATAACCTCGGTGTTTCTGAATATAAAGTCACCGAGATTCTGAATAAGAGAGAAGTACAGAAGTACATAGATACCGTTTACTTAGACACAGGCTACAGAAACAAGAACAACATCGCGACAGTCTTAGACGAAATGATTGCTTCAAAACTGGAAGAAGCACAAGAGACTGGCGTTTACTCATCCAAAGACTTAGCAGACTTGCTGCAAATGGCACATAAGATGAGAATGGACGAAATAAAAGCTCAAGCAGATGCAGAAAAAGCAACTGCTGTAAGAACTCAAACGAACGTTCAAATAAACGAAGGTGTTCCTTTCGGCCAGGGCAACTACGGTAAGCTCATGGATAAGTTGTTAAAAGATGTTAACTGATGAAGAACTTAGAGAACTCCAACTACAATTCCATAGACATGAAACTCAGTGCGAAGAGAGATGGAAAACAGTATTCGTTCGCTTAGACGATATAGACGAGCGAATCGATAGGCTCATGCAAATAGTTCTCGCAGGTGGTGCAACAACAATTGTCTTTTTGCTCGGGCTTATTACAACACTATTGATGAAAGGGTGATATATGAAAAGGCTTCTATTTCTGCTGCTCTTTTCTACAGCAGTATTTGCAGAAGAGGAAGTGATAAAGACAGAGGCAGTTACAGATAGTACAATCAGAACAGAAGGAACAAATACAACGGTTCTAAAGTCCCCGCCTCCGTCCGCTGTGATTCCTTCAATGAACATTTCAAACTCTGACTTATGTACAGTAGGAGTAGCTGGGACAGTACAGACACAGATTCTAGGTCTTTCAGCAGGCCGTACAGTTCGAGACATGAACTGTGAAAAGCTGAAGAACGCAAAAACTCTTTACGACATGGGTATGAAGGTTGCAGCGGTCTCTGTAATGTGTCAAGACAAACGCGTATTTGACGCAATGATGCATGCAGGTACTCCTTGCCCTTACAACGGAGAAATTGGAGACTTAGCAAAAGCTGGTTGGGCATCACATATAGAAGTGCAGCCGAAACCAGAAAAGAGAAAGGAGTGGAGTGATGACACTAAGACAATTGTTGCCGGCTCTAGTGTTGGCGCTTTACTGCTCTTACTCCTACTCTGAACAGATATTCGGACAGACTCCAAATGCAGCGCAGAATGCGCTTAATTGGAGCATGAGCTACTTACCCGCACAGGCGGGTTTAACAGTCTCTGACGTAATATATAAGTATACAACTGTGAAAGACCCAGCAAGTGATATGCTGGTACATGTACAGAATGAAGACGCAGTAGGAGAAGGGTACGTATTTAGAGATACAGAAGACTGGTCCGGACATGCTGCAAATACTATTAGAAAACTCGTTCCTGTTCCTGACATTCCAATTCAACGGTGGGGACAAGGTTCCATAGAGATAGAAGGTGAAGGAAGCGTAGAGGACGCTGTCGTAATTTATAACTGGAAGTACGACACTTGTTTTGATCCTCAAAGCGACCCAAACTGCCCTGGATATAAACCTCCAGTTCCAGAAGAAACCATAGATATTATGGAATATATAAAAGATCCTTTAGAGGACGAATATATACAACAAGAATTAGAAAGAGAAACACCTTCTGAGACCGAAGAAGAAGAGGAAGAAAGAAAAAGGTTTCAGGAGAAATTAGAGCAGCTCGATAGAGTAGAGAAGTTACTTGGAGGAATCAACGCCTCTCTTGTGAATGCAAATGCAAAACTAAAGCATGATCAATTGATGGCATTAAGTACTCTTCCAGTAGTCTACTATAAGGTATTAGAAGGGAGAAGTTATGGAGACACTCTTCAATACCCCGAGCAGACGGTTCCTGATAACCGAAGAGGGTTAAGAGTTGGATTAGCTCAAGAGCTGCTGCACCAAGAGATGGTAGAATCTCAATATTCTAACTAAGGAGAACTACATTGCGAAAGAGTATAATCGGTTCAATATTATTGTGTGGATCAGTATTTGCCTTTGCTGAGGACGTTCCTATCGAAGGAACAGTTGAGTCTAAATGCGTTGTGACTTCCGATACTTCGGGAGTTTATGGAAACCCTAATCCCTATACTCTAGACACAGCCCCCGGACAAGGCGGGGTACACCCCATTGTTAGGTACGATGTAATCGTTGCAGACTACTACAAAGCAATCATCGAATATCCGGAAGCTTTTAGTAGCAGCCCTAGCTTGGATGACACATTGACCTGGGACGGGGTTGTAATGGTAAATGAGCATACAGATGCTGCTATGTCAGATTATGACAGTGAAAAAGTAACATATAATAATGTGACAGAGGTAACTCTGGACCACGCAGGAAGTACCTGGTTCAGAGTCGAGAATGACGTAGAGTACGGGGTTGAGAAGTCGTTTCCCGCAGGCACCTATACAAGTATAGTGACGGCAGAATGTATCGCGCTTTAATACTTCTTCTGTTAGCGCTGCCTGTTCAAGCGCATCAATTTACTCCTACTTATCCAGAACTCGAGCAATCTTTTGTTCCCGGAGTAAAATACACTAAGCTAAAACTCTACAATAAAAGAAAAGAGATAGAGTTTTATGAAATCTCAGTATTTGATATGGATTGGAATAGGGTTCCTTTCGCAATTACTGAAAGAGTACTTAGAGTACCCTATTTACAGACAGAAGAAATAGAGGTATACTTAAAAGAGAAAGACTCAAATAAATCTCTTTATATTTGTTCTAAGTCAAAACTATTAAAAGGCCAAGGAAGTGTTCCAGCAGTAGCTTCTAGGATTTGTTCTAAAGTAAGAGAGTAAAATCGTGTGAAGTATTTAGTGGTGCTGGTGTTATTACTGTATGGTTTGAAAGGATTTGCAGAAACAAGTTCATTAAATCTTAATATACCAAGCACATCAAGAAATTTTCAGCAAGACCAAGTAAGAGCAGGCAGTGTTCACTGCTCTCATGCTATAGGTGCTGCTACTAATGTAGAGTTTGGTGTCGTAGGCATACTTAATCAAAGCGACCCTTACAAATATGTGGAATCTCCAGAACGTTATGACGATAGTTTAGTAAAAGATGTTGGAGTATACGCAAAAATAAACATTCCTATTGGAGCACCGAAAGAAAGACTTAACTGCAATCTTCTCTATAAACTAGAGATTGAAAAGAAGGAATTAGAGCTACAGAAGTTACGCCAAGAAGTTGCTAACTTAAAACAGTTGCAATTTGAGAACTAGGAAGATGCATGGCGGAGATAGAGTTTGCAGGCATAACATTTAAGGGAGGAAGGATTATAGTTCTTCTTACCGCTCTTTCTACTTTAGGAGGAGGCTCTTGGGCAGCGTTTGAATTTTATAAAGACTACATGGACATGAAGGAGGTGATTGAGAGTATTGATGTCGATAAAATTCAAGCAAGAAACGATGTAATAGAAACAAAACTAAACGAGGCCATTGACTATTCACGTAGTATAAAAAACGATCTAAGAGATGACTTTAATCGAATGGAAAAGAATGTAGATCGTGTGGAAGATATGGCTCGTGATCAAGATGCTATAGTTGCCGAGATGATTGATCGTGCAACAGAAAGGTTCGATGCAAAGAGAGACAGTCTGTATAGTGACACAGATCTGAAAATCACTGCACTCGAAGATCGTTTAAGCCAGAAAATCCAAACAGCGCTAGATAACCCTCTAGCTAACTAAGGAGATTGCTATGCCCAAAGGTAAGGGGACCTACGGTTCTACTGTAGGACGTCCTAAGAAGAAAAAGAAGCGTAAAAGCCGAAAGAAAAAGGCTATGTGTAAATGATCTCATGGCCAAGGAGAGAAGAGATGCAGGATCAAGAACGACAAGTAATTTTAGAAACTGAATTTAAGTGTTTACATTTTAGCTTAGGATCAGGAGATAGCTGTCCTCACTGTGCCTGCCCCAGTTGCCCTTGTGATTGTGAGTGTGACTGCTGTAACGTGCTGTGACGTGGCGAGGAAAAAGAAAACGGACTCCCGCTTAAAACGAGCGGGAGTTTCTGGTTACAATAAACCAAAAAGAACTCCCAAGCACCCCAAAAAATCGCATATTGTAGTAGCGAAGTCCGGGGGTAAGGTTAAAACTATTCGTTTTGGCCAGCAAGGGGTAAAAGGTTCTCCCAAGAAAGAAGGAGAGAGTAAAGCTTACGCTGCTCGACGCAGGGCCTTTAAAGCTCGTCATGCGAAGAATATAGCAAAAGGCAAGATGTCCGCTGCTTACTGGGCAAATAAGGTCAAGTGGTAATGAGCGACGAGAAGACTTTAACTGTAGATAAAGAGGCTCTCGAAGGTGCAGACTCTAATTCGGATGGACATGTATCGAAAGACGAATTAGCTCTGCACCTAGAGTACAAAAGAAAAGAACTAGAAGACCAGGACGCTCAACGAGACGCGCAACGCAGAATGGCCTGGTTTGCTTTGTTCGGTATGTTACTTTATCCTTTTGGTATCTTTCTTACCTCTTTCTTTGGATTAGATAAAGCTGCAAATATTATTGGGGATATTGCTCCCACATACTTCGTAGCAATTTCAGCTTTAGTAGCCGCCTTCTTTGGAGCAGCGGCGTGGTCGGGGAAAAAGAAATGATGGTAACAATGATTCAATCAGTAAACGAAGTAGCTAATGCATTTGAATACACTCGAGACGAAGCTCGTTTCGGAAAAATAGATAACTGGTACATTATGAAACAAAAACCGTATAGAGGAGACTGCGAAGACTTCTCTCTTACAGTTTTATACAAGATATGTGGAGAAAGCCTTTTTGTACTGCTGATGCAGCTTCTTCTAGGATCTGCTAAATTGCACTATACAGAATATCATGGCGAAGGACATGCGGTATTACAGTACCGTGGAATGTTTACGGATAATATTCAACAAAAATGGGTTTCTAAAGTAGAGCTTCTCGAAGGAGGGTATACCTTCCCAGAGAAATTTGTGTACTTGTGGGCAGAGTCCTACTGGAAGTTATTTAGAGGGTATTTACATGCGCGTAAGAAGGAAAAATAAAAGAAGCACAGTAACAATTAAGAGTGCTTCAGCAGCTCAGACCATTGAGCAGTTAGCACTGGCTGCGGAGAAAAGAAGTCTACGAAATGCTGTAGATGAAGAGGACGAAACTCTTACAGAATGGGAACTTTGTCGCAAGTACAGTAAAACGGGGTCCATGGAGCAAGACTAATGGCCGTAGAAGTAAGCAGACTGGATGTGCGTCCAGATTATCTTTTAGACTATAGTAAGGAACACAGGTTTCTAAAACTGCCTGTCGAGCCTTATTTGGATTTATTAGGTATTGTTCCGCTTCCTTCTCAGGTAGCAATTATAAACGCGATAAATAATCCAAAGTATCGCTTCATAAACGCAGCTATCTCCCGTAGACAAGGAAAGACATATATTGCAAATATTATTGGTCAACTAGTATCCCTGGTTCCCAATTCTAACATATTGATTATGTCTCCCAACTACGCTCTTTCTCAAATCTCTTTCGACTTGCAGAGAACTCTCATAAAGCATTTCGACTTAGAAATTGTGAAAGATAACGCAAAAGATAAAGTAATTGAGCTGTCTAATGGCTCAACTGTTCGCATGGGTTCAGTTAATCAAGTAGACTCTTGTGTAGGTAGGTCTTATGACCTAATCATATTTGATGAGGCTGCCCTTGCGGACGGTAGAGATGCTTTCAATGTAGCACTTCGTCCCACTTTGGATAAAGAAAACTCAAAAGCGATTTTTATTTCTACTCCTCGTGGAAAGAATAATTGGTTCGCAGAGTTTTACGAAAGAGGACATAGTGAGGAGTTTCCGGAGTGGCTGAGTATAAAAGCTACTTATAAAGATAATCCTCGCATGTCTCCTATAGATATTGAAGAAGCTCGTAAGTCTATGTCAGACGCAGAATTTAGGCAAGAGTACGAAGCTGACTTTAATACTTACGAAGGGCAAGTCTGGACTTTCGACTACGAGAATTGTATAGGTTCTTATGAAAGCCTGCAAACTCGTAATATGGACGTCTTCGCAGGGCTTGATGTAGGTTATAGAGATCCTACTGCTTTTTGTGTAATCGCATACGACTGGGACGAAGAAAAGTACTATGTTTTAGATGAGTATATGGACGCAGAGCGAACTACTGAGCAACACGCTTTAGATATTCAGAAGATGATTACAAAGTGGGACATTGACTATATCTATATTGATAGTGCCGCCCAGCAAACTCGTTTTGACTTTGCTCAAAACTATGACATCTCTACCGTAAACGCGAAGAAATCACTATTAGATGGTATCGCACATGTGGAAGGAATAGTAGATAATAATAAGTTACTGATAGATCAAACTTGTGTAGAGTGCCTGGCTTCATTAGACCAGTACCAGTGGGACCCTAATCCCAACCTACTAAAAGAGAAGCCGAAGCACAATAG